CGAACACCTGCACATAGTCAGGGTTGCGGAAGTCGAACGGAAACGGAATTGGCATATCAAGAATTCATCAGAAGCGCGTATTGCTTGGCTGCCTCGATAGGGTCAACTGCAGTGAACTGCTTGGGATCGCTGTTTCCACCGGGCGGCTCACTGCCAACCCCGTATGCCTCGCGCTCAAGCCCGACGAGCGTCTTCAGCGTATCGCTCAGCTTTTTCATGCTGTCGATCCGGCCGACGCTGGATATAACGCGTTGATACACATCGTTGCGCTTGTCCTGCCCCTTGTCATCGTCGCTGCGGAGGAAGCTTCCGAGTTCCTCGAACAGTTCGATGTTGTCGGTCGCGATCTCCAACTCGCCGAGCAGCGACATCGCCACCTTGCGCGCGCGGGAAATATCCTTTCGGTGCGCCAGCCGAATGTCGGCAATCACCTTGGCGTTCGCCTCGACGATCACCCTGTCGGACAAGGCTGTTTCCGTGGAAACATCGCTGGAAACAGTCGCAGTGGAAACAAGCGCTTCCGCCTTGTCCTGTATACGTTTGGACAGGTCTCGGACCCATCCGAATTTCTTCGCCCGCGTATTGATGTACGTGTGCGAGATGCTGTGAGCGGCGGCTAATTCCCGAACCGACAACAGGCCGGCCCGGTAGTCAGCTTCGATGCGCTCCCAGTCCGGCGCGGCCTTCTTTTGCTGCGCCATGATTTAACCCACAGGATTTTGTTCTAAGATTGTTGCGCTCGGCGTAAGACCGAGAGCAACCTTATACGAGGAAAACACGTTGACACCAGCATTCGACAAGGACTGCAATCTCACCCTCTGGGTGGATCATGAGTCCGGCCACATTTTCGACACGGAGATCAACTGGGTCGGATTCATGCAAAACGGCTACGCCTTCAGTTCCAAAACACTCAACTTCCTAGGAAAAGTTGATGACGGGACGCTTCAGGACACAACCGGTAAAGCGGCGTTTTGGATGCCGGCTCTCGGCTCCCCGTCAAGCGGACTGCGCCCACTGCAGCCGCTTCGTCCTTTGCGCCCACTGACACCGCTCAGACCGCTTCGTCCGCTTAACCCGCTGAGGCCTCTTCGCCCGATAGACCCGCTTGGCGGCTGGTCGAATCTCAACCTTCCGGCGTGGCTCGCTGCATAAAAAGAAACGCCCCGGGGATGAGCCGGGGCGCGAAGCTCTTGACGAGCGAGGAGACACGAGGACGTGTTCAGAGCTTCGGCAGATGCGTGCGCAGCCGATCGAATTCGCTGCCGAGGTGCGCGCGGGCTTCTGCCGAAAGGAATTTGAAGTTGCCGATGAAGGATTCGAGCCGGTCGACGATGCCGTGCGCTTCTGCTGCGGAGCTTTGGAGAGGCTCGATGTTGCTCGGTGCGGCGTCTGACATGGTGACTCCAATGTGGCGAGAGCTGGCCGCGTCTTCCGTGAATGGATTCGCTGGGCGAGCGGAAGGGGTTGCGCTCTCATCCGCGCTCACTGCCCCGTATGTGTTGCCAGGTGCCTGCCCTGAGCAATGAGCGCGAATCAGAACGCAAAAAAGCCCGCTCAGTGGCGGGCTTCTCTCAGGTTCAACTCAGAACCAACTCGGCTTTATCTTGAGGCACCGATCCCTCCCTATGGGGATCAGTAAGCTCACGCCGAAGCGGAATCGGTAATCTGAATAGCATTTTAGCGATATTTTCAGGGTTTACAAGCTGTTTTTTCAGAGAAGCCTCAGCCTCTGCGATGATCAGATCCCACGGCCGGCCTCGCAAGTTGACTCCGTGCGCCTTGCGCATCCGCGTGACGACCTGAACGTCGCTCATGTTCCAGATGTAGTGATACTTGAGGATGAACTTGTGCACCGGGTGCTGCATCGATGCCCACGCGCGCTCTACTAGCCAAGCGTCGAGCTCGTCTTTAGTGAGGCCGAGCGGCGCGCCGTCATACTTCGCTTCCGAATCGCGGATCGCGACGTACCATCGCGCCCACTGCGCGCATACGCCTGACTGAAACTTCGGAAGGCGCACCACGCGCGCCCAATTGTCCAGCCGCTCGCCGAAAGTCTCAAAGTTCATTCATCCCCCGTTTCGTATCGCGCGCAGCGCTTCGATTGCCAATCATCCCGCCAGTGCTTTGACGGGTCCTTCTTGCACGCCATGTAACTGACGTCGAAGACCCGCTGCTCGACGAAGTGGCGACAGCCGCGACACGTTCTCGCTTCACGTTCTTCCACGATAATCGCAGGGTCTCTGTAGTCGCCGCGCCTCATACTGGATCACTCATTAGGATGCCTATATTTTACATTAGATTTATTAGCTAAACAATTGTTTCTTATGATGTTTTGAGTTCCATCTTGCGCGTTCGTACGGGCTCCCAGTGCTCATACGCGAGGTCCCAAACTGAGAACTTTTCTTCGCGCGGCGCCGGACCCTGATCGAGCCACGCGTGGCACCAATAGCACCCCGGCACCGTGTACTGATGCGCCGCTTTCTTCGCGCCTCCCTTGCCGTGCTTGCTCTGGTTGCTGTGGCACGGAACAACGATGTCGGGCGACGCGTCACCGCCGCAGATAACGCTCAGGTAGCAGCGCTCGTCGCGACAGGCCGCCAGATACTTTGAGCCCTCGGCGACCGTCGGCTTCTTCGCTCGACGGCGCAATGTCGTCTTGCGGTCGGCGAGCGCGAACGGCTTCGGCTCCTTGCGCTTGAACCCGGTGCGCTTCATCGGCGCTGATCGCTTCATGCTGAGAACTCCACGCCGAGCTCGCCGGCCGCGTACGACTGAACGTCGCCGAGGAATGTCGAAAACTCGCCGACGGTCATCTGCGTGGTCGACTTCCGCCGCGTAATGATCTCGCCGTCTGGCAGCACCATCTCGTCGAGCACGCCATACTTGCGCGCGAAGAACTCGTGCCAGGCGTCCTTGTGGAACTGGCGGCCGTCGACCCACGCCTGCTCGGCGATCTGCTTCAGGACGCCGCCCCAGTAATAGCGGTTCTGCTGCGCATTGCGCTGCTTCTCCTCGGCGGTGACGATCACGCGGAGCGGCTCGCCTCTGTCGGCGAAGACGCCGGCGTTCGCCTTCAGGAAGGCTACGAGATGGTGCGCGACGCCCGGATCATGTAGACGGAACTCTCGGTACAGGACCTCGCTCATGGATATGCGCTCCCCGGCTGGCCCGGCACATTGCTGCCGGTGCACGCGTTGCGATGGTCATTCGCGTGAGGACAGCGCTTATTGCCGCATGCCTCGCAGACGATCATTCGACTCATCGTCAGGGGAACGTCCATGCCGCCAATGTCGACGGCCTTCCCTTCGAGGCACTTTCGACACTCGCAGGGGCCCGACTTTGCAGCCTTCATCTCAACCGCCACGCCTGCGGCGCGTGTGATCTGCGCCTGGGCCCACTTAACCAGCTCGACGAGACTCTCGACGCGGCCTGAGATGTTCAGGTCGCACGCCTGGCGCGCGACTTCTTGCGGCGTGATTCCGATCAGGTCGCTCATTGCTTCGGAGCCTCCGCCGGCTTCGTCCAATCCTTGCGTCGGATGCCCAGCGCGAACCAGAGTGCGTCGAATTTTTCCGGAATCATGCTGCTCTCCCAAAAAGTGCTTGAATGATCGGGTCCTTCATACGTGGTGCCTTGCGCTTTCGTGCTGCGTACCGCTGCTTTCGGATTTCCCACTCCACCGGGTCGATGCGCTTCATGAAGCGCTCAACCCGCTGTTTCTGGGTCATCTTCTTGGGCTTCGGTTGGCTGACTCCGGCGCCGATGACGTAGAGCGCCTGCCACTGCCCGTTGCAGCCGGCCTGCCGCCAGAGAGTGATGTGCGCGCGTCCTTCGTTGACAAGTCGGCCCAGCAACTCGCGCGCGTGGCCGAGATCAATGTCGATCTCCTTGAAAACGTCGATGGCGGCCCGGGCCTTGCCGTCAGCCATAAGATCGGCGACCACGCCCAGCATTTCGGAATGGCCGCGGTGCTTCGCGCCGAATCCCAACTGCTTCGCCTTGCGGAATGCGTATTGCATGCTTCGGCCCGGCAGGAGATGCATCTGATCCTTTATCGGCACGGACGACTGCCACATGACGCGCAGCGTCTCGATCTCTTGTTGAGTCCAGACGGCAGCCATCACGCAACCCTCAGTTCGAAGCGCTTCGTCCCGCCGGCATTCTTCACCATCACGACCTTCCCGCTTTCTTTGCGTCGCACGGATTCCCCGGCGGCCCGCGTGTACTGAAGCTTTGTCACCGTCTCGGTCAGCTGCTCGAACAGCTCGATGCCGCTGTTCATGGCCGGCAGGCCGCCGATGCCGAACACCAGTCGTCCGGTCGCATGGAACCGCTCAGCCGCGTCGATCATTGCGTTTTGCGCTGCATACACGACTTCGAGCCCGATACTCCCGTTGCCTGCCTCTTCGCACAGGATCTGCGCGATGTTCAAAGCATTGACGACCGTGTGCCATGCGTTCTTGACGTTCTCGCCGCGCGAGATGGACAGCGCCGATGCATGAACTGCCGTGAGAATCGCCGTGCGGGCGCTGCTGTCGAGCGGCGCATTGCCTTCGAACAGGAAAGACGTGATGTCCTTCCGCTTCGATCTCGCGATGTATGGCTTCCTGGTCTTACGATTCGCCGGCATTAAGCGGCCCTCCCCATCAGATAATTGATCGCCTGTTCCGGCGTCTCGACTACGTATGCTTCGCCCTTCCAGTTCCCGAACCAAACCGCTTCGTCGTCGGTCAGCTTCCGCGCGCTGGGCGGCTTCGCCCCATCCTTCACTTCCATCACCACCGTCCTGCCTCTAAACCCGACCAGAAGATCCGGGCATCCCGAACCGACCATGTGAATCGGCGTAACGCTCGCCCCTACTTTCCGCAGCGCCGACACCACGTCGGCCTGATTCGCATCCACCTTTGCCGCTCGCCTCAATCGAAACCTCTCGTGCGCGATGTCTTGTTCACCGTTGCCGTCGGCCAGGCGCCGGCATGGTTCTCGAACTTCATGAACTCGCCGCGATACGTCAGCGGAATGTCGCCAGTACGGCCGTGGCGGAACTTCGCGACGCGCAACTGTGCGAATCCTTGCCACTGCTCGCCCGCCTCCGGGTTCGAGACTTCCTCGCGGTGGATGAACAGCACGGCGTCGGCGTCCTGCTCGATCGAGCCCGAGTCGCGCAGGTCGGAAAGCATCGGCAGTCGGTTGCTGCGTTCCTCGACCTTCCGGTTGAGCTGCGCGAGAGCCACGATCGCGACGTTCAGTTCCTTGGCGAGCGCCTTAAGGCCGCGCGAGATGCCTTCGATCTCAGCGTTCCGGTTCGCGCCCTCGCCCGTCATCAGCTGCAAGTAGTCGACGACGATCACGTCTAGGCCGGCCTTGCGCTTCACCAGGCGCGCCTTCGAGCGGACGTCTAGCATCCGGAGTGCGGCCTGATCGTCGATGTAAAGGTTCAGGTCGCGGATCTTCATCGTTGCGGCCGTCACGCGGTTCCAAAATTCGTTGTCGTCTTCGGGCGAGGCCATCACGGTGTCGAGCGGGATGCGGCCCAGAGACGCGAGGTTCCGGTCGTGGAGTTCCGATTCGGGCATTTCCATCGACAGGAACAGCGCGCTGTGATCGATGGCGACGTGCGTCGCGATGTTCAGCGCCAGAGCCGTCTTGCCCATGCCGGGACGCGCTGCGAGGATCACCAGCCAGCCCGGGCGCAGTCCGCCGTTCAGTTGGCGATCTATGTCGTCCAGGCCCGTTTTGATGACCCGATCGGAACCCGTCGAGCGGCGCTCAAGCGCGCTGATGTGCTCGGCGAGACCTTGCGCGGCCAGCTTCGGCTCGCGCTTGATCGTCGCCTCACCGAGCGCCTCGAGCTTTGCTGCAGCGCGATCG